ATAACCATAACGTGTCATGAATGATACGACTGGCTCGAATGTTGCTGGATCTAGTACTGTACCAGATGACATTAGTGGAATGTATGGGCAATAGAATGCTGCCGCATCAATTTCACCGTCGCCTTTGTAACCAACGATAACGTTAGCACTGTCTGAAGCGTACTGGTTAACGAATACTTTCATTGTACCGTTTAGTGTACCAACAAATTTAGTGTTGGTTGGTGCTTCAAAAGGACCTTCAGTTGTTCTTGCGAACGCTGAAGTTGTTGCACTTTGTAGTACTGTTAGAATTGTTGGTGAAACAACAACCCAGTTACCAGCGCCACGACGTGTGCGTGAAGCAATTAAGTTTGCTGAACGGTTGATTAGAACAGCAAGTGCAGCGTGTTGGTCACCAACGAATGTTGGAGTACCAGAAACACCACCCTGGTTGTATGTATCAACTGCTGTACCAGCAAGTGTGTCTAGGCTTGTTAGGATTTCCTGATCGATTTCAGCAGTGATTTCCTGTGCAAGAGCTTGCATGATTTCTGCTTCAACGTCTAGGCCATGCATAGACTGTGCGTCTTGTGCAGCTTCGAAAGTCCAACGTGCGCTTAGTTTGCGTGTCTTCGCTTCTACTGTCTGCTTTAAGACTTGGATGCTCAACTTACGGCCGCCGTCTGCTTCAAGAGCTGAAGTAGAGTCTGCTTGACCTGTTGATGCATTACCTGAGTAACCATTTGCAATAGCGAATGGTGATAGTGCTTCGTCACCAGCAACAACGCCAGCGGCGCTCTCTGAATAACGTACACGAAGTGTGTGGATCTGGCCTACTGGACCAGTCATTGGTTGGACACCAACAAGTTCGTTTGCAATAACTGTTGGCATTACACGACGGATAACTGGAAGAATAACTTTGTTAAGTGTAGCAACGTTACCTGCCATTGTTGTGCCACTTAGGGCAGTTTCTGCGAGGTATGACTTAGTGTTTTCAAGAACACTTTCCATTACTGTCTTCTTGTTACCTGTCAAACCGTCTGTTAGAGCTTCTTTAGTTACGCTCCAATTTTCAAATAGGTTCTGTGACATTTTGGTATACTCCTTATTATTATGCGATACCGGCTAATTTTCTAAGGTTAATAATTTCAGCATCGCTATCAGTTTCCTGTGTGCGAGCCTTGTTACCTGTAATCTCAGTCTTCTGAGATTCATTTAAAGTTTGAGCTTTTGATGTTACTGTTTCATTCAAAACAGTTGGTAGATACTTGTTATATGCTACTTTTAGTTTATCTGTTTTCACACTCTCAAGTAAATTACCCATCAACTCACGCTTGTCTTTTGCTAGTGGGCTTAGAAGATCAGCCAGAACCTTAGCACGTTCGGTTGCTTCCGCAATACGAGTCGCTTTCTTTTCTGCTGCTTCAATTAATGCCTCTTTTTCAGCAATCACAGTTTTAGACTCTTCTAATTGAGTAGCCATTTCTGTCATTTGCTGAGAAAGTTTAGAAATTTGAGTGCCTTCCGCTAAGTGAGAACTCATAAACTCAGCTGCAAAAGTTTCGAAGATCTTACGACCAAACATATTCTCTTTTGCCTGCTGAATGTCTTCTTTCAAAGTTCCTAGTTCTTTTGTTAATGTTTCATCAACAATAGTTGCTAGTTTTGTAGAAGCCTTTTCAATGAATTTCGCTTTCGCTTCAGCAATCATTTCCTTACCTTCTTTCACCAATTTGACCTTCTGTTCAAGTAGGTCTTTTTTGTCTTGGTGGAATTCGTTAAGTTCTGTTGTTAGTTGCTCCATAACGAAGTCTTCTAACTTGGCGAAGTTACCTTCCTGAACTTTGCGATCGTCACGTAATTCTTGAATCTCTTTTTGTAGAGTTTCCATTACGAACGAATCTAGCAGTTGTGCATGTTCTGCAATTTTACGCTGGTAGTCGACTTTAGCGGCTACAGCGGCTTTTTTATCTTCAGCAAATTCCGCTAATTCAGATTTGATAGTATCAGATAGCATAGCATCTAGTGCTTCAACCATCTGTGTTTTATCATCTTCATAACGGTTAGCGAATTCTTCACGCAATTCAGCGGTGATTTCTTCGCGAGCTTCAGATATTTTTGCTTCCCACGCTTCTGTTAGAGTGTTACGCACTTCTTCTGAAAGAACTTCTGAACTTAGGAGTTGTTCGATTGCATGAGCCATTTACGTTCTCCTAATATTTAGGTTATTAATCAATCTAAGTACCTCTTCCTGGAGATACTTTTGCGCCTTGGTGTCATGATTAGTAGCCTTTGCAACATCCATTAAAATATTACCACGCTTGCCATTCATAATGGCTTCATATAGTGGATCTGGATATGCATCTGGAGCACTTGGATTAGCAACAATATCAACAGTTTGAATTTCAAAACCGCTAACATTGCCGTGTCCATCTACTTCACCGCTACCTCTACTTGACACACCTAGCCTACACTTGTTTTCCAATAGTGTTTTACAAATATTACCCATTGGAGTAGGTAGTAGTCTGAGGCGTCCATGACCGTCCGGACCGTTCATCCACATCTTTTCAATGATGTGACTTACACGGTCTAGATTTACTTGTAAATCTTCTGGATGGTCTGCTTCGCCTAATACAGAGAAACCCTCATTAATGCGCTTTTGAATATTATCAACAGCTCTTTTAATTTCAGTAAGAGGGTAAACTCTTTGATTCTGATTACGCTTGTCGCCTTGCACAAAAATGCCTTCCATATACAGGTTTTTATTTCCGTTGCCATCATCTTTTGATTCAACAACGCAATTTGCCTGGTCAAATGAAAGTTTTTCTACAAGGGTTACATTCGCCATAATCTATTATCCTTTTTTCGCTGGTTTCATATCACCGGCGTCTTGTGGGCTTGTTGCACCTAAGTCTTTAGCTGCTGGAGCCTTGCCGCCTTTTTCTGCGCCGCCTTTACTAACCATGCCTTCACCACTTTTGTTGCCATCTACTTCACCGAATGGATCTTCGATGCCAGGGCCAACAGGTGATTTACCATTGTCAGTAGCGTCAGTGTGTGTTACTGAAACATTTGAAAGTTTTGCTTCTTCTTCTAAAGTTTCTTCTTCAGATTCTTCAACTTCACTTTCAAAAGCAACTGATTCTTCAGTTTCTTCTTCATCGGCTTCATCGCCCATGATTTCAGCAAATTTTGCTTTGAGGTCTGCTAGTGCATCTTCAACGCTTTCAAGTGAGTCTTCGATGTCAGCGTGATCTTCTTCGTGATCATCAATTTCACCGTCGCCATCATAATCTTCAGCGCCTTCGTCGTCAACGAGTTCCATTTCAGCGTCTATTTCTAGTTCGCCTTCATCTTCATCTTCGCCTTCGCCGAATGCTTCTTCAGCCTCGATTTCATCTTCATCTTCTTCGATATCATCTAGGAAGTCGCCTGACTGTTCGTCACCGATTGCTTCTTCTAGATCTTCATCTGCAATTTCGTCTTCTACGATCTCGTCCTGTTCAACCAGGTCTGACCAGATTTGACGTGCTTTTTCTACAAAAGCCTCATGTAATAGATCCTGAGCTGTTGACTCTTCACCATTAACTAGGCTCTCAATAATCTTTGTATAACGATCTTGAGCACTCATAATAATCTCCTTCTAATAGATAGGTTATAACATATATATTTAAAACGTCTTGGTTAAGACTAAGGCGAAATGCGATTAAAACCGCAATTTCGGTAAAAAAAATCATTTTTGGTTGGAAATTTAATTTTTACTCACCTGTAGAACGAGCATACATTGTTTTAAACTGTGCAGTTTGTTCAATATGCTCTGCTTTAGCGAGTTCTCTCATATTTCTCATTTTATTAAGTTGCTTTAGACTCAAACGAGGTCTGCGGGTATCATCAATATCCCACTGATTGTAGTTATCGTCTGCAGCAGACTGTGCTAGTTCATTAAACCTCATTGGTCTCTCCTCCAACGCCACCACCAGGGATAGCACTCTGTGCGCCTGATGTATCTTCCCCACCAGGCTCACCAGTATCTACTTCAAAATCACCTTCGTCGTCTGAAACATCAGTGGGCTCAAAGCCCTCAACATCACCTGTTCTAAGTCCTAATGAACCAAGATCAGATTTTGCATCTGTTTCAGGCTGACTGTCACGATCATTTTCTTCTCGCCACATACGCTCATTATCAACCAATTCATCTTCTGAAAGTCCAAGATATTTCTTAAGAATAAATCTACGGCTAAGATAATCAACGCCCTCAACTTGTCCAAACAATTGAGCTCTTTGTGCTTCAATCTCAATTTCACGATACTGACTGAAACTCTGTGGTTCTGTAAACTGCAAATCAAACAAACTACTAGGCACTTCAACACCTCTATTCTTTAGGAACAGTTTGAACTCTTTATCGAGAGAAGTTTGTAGAATTGCTTGTAGTCTTTCACAGAACTTACTAAAACGATACTCTTGAATAAGAGCAGTACCGACTCTACCATCCTGATATGTTGCTGTACCATCTTCAGGGCCTGTAGGTAGATAACTGCTAGGTACTCTCAAACCACGCATTAGTTTGTTGTTAAAGTATTTTAGATCGTCAATTTCACCTAAATTATCGCCACCTTGTAGTACTTCTACTTTACTACCGCGACCTTCAGCAGTCTGTGCAAAGAAGTAGTCTTCCATAATTGACAGTGGGTTATAAGCGGCATCCATGACGTTTGTGCCACCACCAGTTTTGTTTGGAATACGAGTCTGGTGTACTTCATTTTTAACACGTTCAACAAAACTCATCGCTTTGTGTGCTGGCATATTACCAACATCAATATAGAACACACGTCTTTCAGGCGCTCTCTGTACACGATAAATGATAATTGAATCTTCAAGTAATTCTTTTTGCTTATAAACTTTGAATACTGATTCTAGAATACTAGTACCGAACGGCCAGTTCAAACTCATACCATCTGTTAGTGCAATGTGTATAACATTACTAGCATCAACAGAATACTCTGTGTTAGCGGCATTATATCCACCGTGCCATATACCTGCGCCTTTACCAGCAGGTGTTGTATAACCGGTGGCTGCGCCAGCGGCACTGTTCTGAAGTTTACGAGTATCTTTAGCAGTAAGATCTTGTAGGTTAAGGCTTAGATTTTTCATAATATATTGATCAATCTCTTTGCCGTTACTTTCGTTCACAACAGCCTTTGTTACATCATCAGGAGATACCCAAATAAGTTTCCATGTTTCAGGATCACGAATAAAGAACTGATCGCCATACTTAATAGCACTACGGAAAATACCGAACATACGGCGTTCAAACTCATTAATGTTACACCACTGACGTAGAGAAGTTTCTAATGCATTTACTTCTGCTTCTGTTGCATCATCTTTCCAGAAGACTTCTAGTGGTAGTCTTGTTGCTGGATTGGATTGTGTACTGAATTCACTAATGGTATCAAGAGCAGCGTTAATTTCACTGTCCATATCCATCTGATCGTACTGTTGATAACGTTCAGTACGGTTAGGTTGTCCTGAATAGACTTCAGGTAGCCAACTTGCCCAACGACTCGCTTTGGATGTCTGAGCATTACCACCGCCGTCATATCTTGTAAAATGTTTCTTCCAACTCATG